ATATCAAAACAACAAAGACGACACATAACACCTATATGTTATGGATTGCTGATGATGAAACCACACAGAGTAAGGTCGACAAGTTTATGAAGAAACTGAACGACAAGAACTCAGGTATTCTTCTCCTCAATTTCACCACAACGGATGAACCACAGAGGTTGCTTGAGACCACTATCATCACCAAAGAACAGTTTATAAAGATGTGGGATAAAGAAAACGCAATCATCAAAGGTGATGCGGATGTTATATCTAAGATGGACTACATCAATAGTGATGTTACGATATATGAATGAACTGGATGAGATACTCCTCGATCAGTTACATTCAGCAAAGCGATCTAAGAAAGTGATAAAACGGATCAAAAAACTTGCACCAACTGATATCAAAATTCATGAAGTGGAGATTGCTAATCATAAGCGTATGGAGTTTCTTGAGTCTATGATAGAGGATAAAACACTACTACACAAGAAGCATAAAACAAAGAAGCAAAAAGACCCAGATATACTGGCAAGGAATCCTGTTTATGAGTGGTATAGGCAATCCCTATACATTACCGTTTTCAGTTATAAGATGTTTATGGATTCAGTTTCAGAATATATGTCTTATTTCAAGAAAGGTAAAGATTAATGGCAGGAGAAAGAGCAGCCATATTCGGTCAGTTTATAGAACAACTATCAGAAAGCGAAGTCTATAGGGTTTTACTGGAAGTATTAGAAGAATTTGAGATAAAAGGTATGAATGGGTATCTGGATATAGATCCCGCCTTCGATGAAATGTGGAACGAAAAGTATCCACCTGAAATAGAAGAATACGAAGAATGACCTATATAAGTCCATGTGGACTTATAACGACAAACCCTTTATAGAAGTACCTGAAGGCATCTTGGCCTTTGTGTATGAAATAACGAATGAAACCGATGGACGAAAGTATATCGGTAAGAAACTGTTTAAATTTACCAGAACTACCAGAAGAAAAGGTAAGAAGGTAAAGAAACAGGTTGATAGCGATTGGGTAGATTACTATGGTTCGAACAAAGAACTCCTTGGTGATGTTGAAGGGCTGGGGAAAAAGAACTTCACACGAAAAATCCTCCATCTATGTAAGAGTAAAGGCGAGGCGTCGTATCTTGAAGCAAAGGAACAATTTGCTTGCGATGCGTTGCTTTCGGAGGATTACTACAATGCTTGGATAATGATTAGAGTTAGAAAGTCCCATATCAAGAAATGAGGAAGAATGATTACAGTATATTCTAAGGACGCCTGTGTATATTGTGACAAGGCAATAGCACTACTGAAACTAAAGGCAAAGGAACACAACGTCTATAAGTTGGGTAAGGACTTTGACCGGGACACCTTATTGGAAATGTTTCCTGATGCAAGATCATTTCCTGTAATAACACTTGACAAAGAGTTTATTGGCGGGTATAATGAATTGGAGAAAATGTTAAACAAGGAGTGAATATGTCGGAAGTTATTCCGTTTCCTACTATTACGGCAGATATGCGTCCAGGATTCGTAGGATCTGCCGTGGTTAAGGAAATAACCCGGTCAGAATACCTAAAGGCCGCCAAAGAGACCTTAACGGAAAACGACTATAAAATGGTACTACTTGCCATTCTGGACGAGGAGTATTATAATAGTTATGATGAACTAATCCGTAAAGCAGTAAATGATTATTATGATCTAGGAGTATGATTATGATTGATAAGTATGCCTTGAAGGAGGACCTCAAGAACGGCGTCGTTACCGTTGTGTTCGAAAAGACAGACGGAACGGAACGCACTATGCGGGCTACTCTTTCCGATCTATATGTTCCGCAGGTGGAACCTGCTATGCTTTCCGAGTATGACGGCCAGGTTCCTAAGGGTCGTCAGTTGAATGATAACGTCCAGGCCGTATGGGATATTGATGCCGGTGGATGGCGTTCATTCCGATATGATTCCGTGAAACAACTATTGAAGGAGTAGAATATGCCGCACCCACATAAGAACCGGCCTCGCAAAGGTCGTCGTAAGATTGGATCGAACAAACGCAAGGCTCGTCGTCTCAAGGGAAAGAGAAAGTAAATGTCTGCTGATAATGGCATCTATGTCCTATTCACCGAGAGTGAAAAGGGACCGGAGTACCGTGTAGCATATGCACAGGCGATTGACTCCATTTATGGAAAGTTCAATGAAGAAACCTTCAAGTATGAAGGCAATGCTATGTGTATCCAAGATACCTTTCAAGGTTCGGCAGTGTTTCATACAATCGATGAAGCATTAAACTATGCCGAGGAACTAGAACAAGAATACAATTACCTAGAAGATGGTATTTGTGTCATCAACGAGTTTAAGGACTATGGATACCTCTTCGGATAAGGAGAAAAAAGTGAAATCTGCCGTCGTAAGAACTCGTGGCAAATTTGCTGATGAAAAGTACCTCGGACCGGAGCCCGAGGTGAATGAGAACTCCACACAGTCGGAGTTGGCCCTGGCTTATAACTGGTTCAACTACTTCTATACGAGTGAAGATGCCAAGAACTTCACTATATCCTACCTAAAGTCTATCAAGTATGATAAAGACACCATTAGAAAACTCACCCAAGTCAAGGCCATCGATCTTCACAATATTGGATGGAATTGCCGACTCTTGGCTTCCGCTTCCTCGTTACCAGTCGGAACGTGGGAATCGATTGAGGGTAAACTTAAAGAACTCACAAAAGATATTGTGGAAGAAGCGGAAACTACGGAAGAACCTGTCGTCAAAGTCGTATCAATACAAGACCGCATTAATGCGAAGGCGTCCGACCTTATTGGTGAACTTGAGGAACAACTCGACGTATTCTTCCAAGAAGGAGTAATTCAGTTTGATGTTAAGAAGTGGTCCCTTGAGAAGGGAATTAAACCGCAAATTGCGTCGAGGATTGCAGAACACTTCCGTCCTCAATACGAAGAAATCACCGAGGCCCAAACCGGCAAAGACGCCGACCTTGTGGAGGCGTATTCTAAGTGGCGCAAGCCGGTTCTTAAAATCATGGGTCTATTCATCAAAAGAATAATCGACCATATGGATGGTGTTGAGGAAGCCGGTAAGGCGATCCGCAAACCTCGTAAGAAGAAGGTGAAGCCGCCGCATGTATTGGTGGCAAAAATGAATTACTGTGCCTCTACCGACACTCTCACCAGTATTGAACCGAAAGGAATCATCGGTGCTTCGCAACTTTGGGTCTATAATACTAAAACTCGCAATCTTTCTGTGTATCATGCCGTGGATCGTGATGGCCTTTCGGTCAGAGGGTCTACGATTACAGGATTTGATGAGGCAGTTTCGGTTACAAAGAAACTCCGTAAACCAGAACAAGTGATACCACAAGTTATGACCTTGGCTAAGGTACCACTTCGTCAGATTATGAAAGACCTGACTACTACAGAACAGAAGGCAACTGGTCGTATCAACACGGATACAATCCTTTTGCGAGTGCTTAAATGAAGTTCTACAATCAAATACCAGTAGAGAAGGTGGATATGGTAGAGAAGATTGCCTTCCTCTACTGGTATGAACACATGTTAAAAATGGGTTATAAACTAACACCAAAAGATACCCAACTGTATGAAAAGATAAAACATGAGGTCATGGACTTTGGGTTTAACTATTCGGAGAAGAATAAATGACATGGGTTGAAGCATTTACCTGGACTTTCATTTATATGGGAATGGCCGTAGGTGCATTAACAGTATTGATAGTATGGGCCGCTGTTCTCTACGATAACGAGGAAGAATAATGAACGATAAAGTAATTGAGTTTCCCAAGAACAAGGTGGTTCGGGAACTACCAGAGGAAATCCATAAGGCGAGGCAACAAAAGGCCGATCAGAAGTTTGCGGATTCCGTTGTTGATGAACTCTCCGGATTCCTTCTAACAGAACTGGATAACTACAATATACCTGTCGAAAACAAACAGTTTGCCAAGGACATGGTACTTGTGGTAGATGCTCTCCGGGCCGCCGTTTATCGCTCTCTAGACCTCGAACACCATCTACATATCTTCATTGATGACAATGTTAAAATCCTTGAAGGTAATGTGGAAGGACTCACTAAGGAAGAGTTGGCTGACCGTATTGCGGAAATGATAGAAGAAATCGCAAAGGAAAAGGTTGACAACGAAGAAGAAGAATGATACCATAGGTGTATCAAATAAGGAATAAATTATGTCATATCTGTTGATCGACCTTAATCAGGTTCTAATCTCCAACCTAATGCAGCACTTAAAGCATGTGGCTAAGTCCAATGAGTTGAATGAGGACTTGATCCGTCATATGTGTATCAATACCATCCGTTCGAATGTCCGCCAGTTTAAGTCCAAGTATCCTAATGTGGTGCTTTGCTGTGACAATAAACATTACTGGCGCAAAGACTATTTCCCATTCTATAAGTCCCAGCGTAAGCATGACCGAGAGTCCTCTGGATACGATTGGGGTATGATCTTTGATGTCCTTAACAAGATTAGGGACGAACTCAAAGAATACTTTCCCTATAAGGTCATCGATGTTGATGGTGCCGAGGCAGACGATGTTATTGCCGTCCTGACCGCACGCCTGGCTCCGCACGGTAATATCCTTATTCTATCGTCCGACAAGGACTTTGGCCAGCTACAAAAGTATCCTAATGTCACCCAGTATTCTCCGATCCTTAAACGGTTCATTAAGATCGATGACCCTAAGTCATTCATCCGGGAGCATATTATCAAGGGTGATCGTGGTGATGGTATTCCCAACTTCCTATCTCCAGATAACACCTTTGCTGCTGGTGAGCGTCAGAAGGTTATTTCATCCAAGAAACTCCAAGAATGGATCGGTCAGGATGTTGAGACGTTTTGCACTACAGATGCCATGCTTCGGGGTTTTAAGAGGAACCAAACCTTGGTCGATTTTGACTATATACCTAGCGTCGTCCAGGAAAGAGTGGTTGAGGCCTTCGATAGCAATAAACCTGCCACCAAGCAAGTGATGTTGGACTACTTTATACAGAAAGGACTCAAGGTAATGATTGAGTCTGTTGGAGATTTTTAATGGCTAACAAGAATATCTATGAGGTCTTTAATGAATTTAAGACCACCAAGACAAAACAGGATCGTATCGGAGTGCTACGGAAGAATGACTCCTGGGCATTGAGAAATGTGCTAGTGGGTGCTTTGAATCCTAATGTTAAATTCAATACTAAGATTCCTGAATATAAGAAGGAAGAGGTACCACCAGGTATGTCGTATGATCATATGACCTCGGCATTACAGAGAGTGTATCTCTTTCAGGAAGGTAATCCCAAGGCACCTCCGGCATTGACCGAGAAACGCAAAGAAGAACTCCTAATCCAAATTCTAGAATCTCTTGAACCTAAAGAAGCGGAAGTTTATGCAAATATGTTAAAGAAGGATCTAAAGGTACCGTACCTAACTGAGGCACTTGTGAATGAAGCGTTCGCCGGATTATTACCAAAATAAAAGGAAACTAAAGACACTTGAATATAGCAAAGTGAAATATAAACCTACCGTTGAGGTTGCTTGGGAATGGTTTCACATTCTCAACGAACAAATCTTCGGAGGAATGCTCGAACCTGTGGATAAAATATTCTTATCCAACCATAAGATGTATGGTGATGTTTATGCTTTATACTACTATAACCATAAGAAACGCAATCAACCATCCAGTATAAGTGTGTGTAAAACCTTTGCTAGTGAGAAGATGTTTGTTGAAATATTGGCACATGAAATGATACACCACTTTCAATATACTTATGATGAACCACTCGGACATGGCCCTACATTCTTGGCCTGGCGAGAAAACTTCAAACTTAAAGGACTAAAACTTTACAGGGCAGCATGACATGAGTAAACTGAAATCAAATAATTCTATCGACTCACTCTATGCGGAACTCCAGGAAGAGGATCGCAAGTATGGCGGCAATAAGCGCCTAGAGAAGCCACAGTCGGAAGTCTCTAAGAAACGACCACTCAAGAACCTCAAGAAGGCGTGGATGGAACACACCGAGGATTTTGACGAAGTGGACGATTTTTACGAACACTGAATGTAAACAGTCTACCAACCTTATAGACTAAGGGTGCGACAATGTGACGCACTTGTTTACATACCTTTTCTATTGACCTTTCCAATCTATAGTGCTATCCTACTTTTATGATGAAAAGTGGGAAAGGAAAAGTTATGTCTAAAGTTAATAAAATCGTCACTAAAAATGGCGTTAAATTCGACCTTAATGGTCTTCCGATTAGTCTGCGTGGCACGACTGCTTATAAGGACGTTTACTTCGGTGACGCCTGGGGTCCCGGCAATGAGATTTATGTCGCAATCGCCGCACTGAATGAGAACGAGGCTAAAATCGCCGGTCGTGAGACCTATATGTTCCACTTGTCTAAGCATGGTAATCCGTTAGATGCTGCTTATGTAGCTATGAAGTTTAATGAGGATCGTGCGAAGAATGTCCGTAAACTTAAAGGTGTTACGACCGGTGCTTGGCAGTGCGTTATTCCTAAATTCGAATATGAGGCTATCGACACCAAGGATAATATCGCCCGGCGCCGCAGTATCATTGCTAAACGTACCGCACGTTTAACGGATCGTTCGAAGGTTAAGACGAATGTTATTCGTTCCACCCCTAAGTCGGTGCATAAACAGACGCCTACTATAACACTAGACAATGCCTTAGCGGCTGCGTGTCTAGCACTAAAAGGTTATACGGGTCCTAAAGATGTTAAGATGATCCGACATATCATCGAAGGTCATCTGGCCTTTTATCGCAATGCTGCCGACGTGGAGAGTCATGTATCTGACCTACTGATAAGTGGCGCCGCCGAGACGACCACTAATAAACCAGTGTCGAATATTAAACCTAAGACTAAGCGTCATGAGTATGAGATCCAATCTGGTGGTCGTGGTCATAAGTATCTAAATCTCCACCGTCACTAATCTCTGGTAAATCTTATTGATAGGGCCTTCGGGCCCTATCTCGCTATGGAGACAGTTGTGAAAAAGATATATGCATATACTACCGATACCTATCGCAGTTTCCGTGGATGGTTAAAGGTTGGTGAGACTATTCAAGAGAGTGCTGAAATCCGTGTTAAACAACAGGATGGCACCTCTTGTCCTGAGCCACTTGAAATCGAACGTGTCTGGGATGTTCCGCTTACCATATCGGACCATATGATCCATGATCGTCTCCGTAAAACAGGTTTTAAACAGGTACGCCTTGATGCTGACCGTGAATGGTTCGAATGTACCGTTGACGATGTATCTGCCGCTATTAATTCTATTCTCCATGGTGTATCTCGCCCTAATGCTTATCCTATGCGTGAGGAACAGCAGGAGTGTCATGATAAGGCAGTATCTCACTTCCTAAGTGGTGGCACTAAATTCTTGATGAACGCCAAGATGCGTTACGGAAAGACATTTACCGCATATCAGATCGCTAAGTCCATCGGTGCCAAGACCGTGCTTATTATGACATATAAGCCTGCGGTACAGGACTCATGGCGTGAGGACCTTGACAGCCATGTAAGTTTCGATGGTTGGGAGTTCTTTAGTGCTGATGAGTTTTCGTCCTTAGATCCTATCATGTTATATGAGACTGGTAATCAGGTGCTATTCACCTCATTCCAGGACTTTAATGACTTCGATAAGAAGAAGTGGAAGCACGCCAAGGATTATCATTATGACTTGGTAATCGTTGATGAAATGCATTATGGTGCCAAGACCGAACGTGCCTTGGAATCCCTCCACCGTTTATCATTCGACCGTATCCTGTATTCGTCAGGCACTCCTCTGAAAGCACTTATGTCTGGTGAGTTCCTTGAGGATGAGATTTATACATGGTCTTATGCTGATGAACAGAACAAGCGTAAACAGGAAGAGGGGTCTAATTGGGCGACCGAGATTTATCGCTGGTTGCCACCCATGTATTTCCATACATTCGAGGTTTGTGATGAGGCCAAGCAGGTAGTCAAGCATTATACCGATGAGGAAGGTTTTACCATGACTAAACTTTTCGGTGTGGATGGTGACAAGTTTATCGATGAGGCCTCGGTCAAGGTATTCCTGGATCAAGTGTTCGGTCGTAATGTTCGCAAGACACATTCGCCTATGAAAACGTTTTCGGCTGATCATTCGCTATGGGTGCTTCCTTCGTGTGTAAAGTCGGTAAACGCACTCGCAGATATGTTACAGAAGATGGTCGGTAACGAGTACCACATTATCAATGTGGCTGGTGATAATATTAAATGCTTGGAACGTGTTAAGCGTTTAATCAAGCATTATGACAAGACTATTACTATCTCTTGTGGTCGCTTTAATACTGGTGTAACGGTACCCGAATGGGATATGATCTTTATGCTTGATGATGGTAAGGCACCCGAAACTTACTTTCAGACGGTATTCAGATGCCAGTCTCCTGATAAGCACCGTGGTAAGGATAAGTGTGTGGTTATCGATTTTAACCCGCAGCGTCTCCTGGAACTGGTTTATCGTTTCGTTGAGGTAACGGCCACCAAGACCAAGAGTATCGAACCTACCTTGAGGGAAATGTTGGAGTTTGCTCCGATTTTCGACCATTCAGGTAATACTCCTGTGCAGGTGGATGTCGATAAGGTGTTCTCGTTTATCTCCGAGACTGGTGGATATGTCGAAAGTTTCGGATCATCCTATATGATAAACTGGGACAAGCAGGAAGACTTCGAATATTACTTTGATGATGTCGAATCCGAAAAGTCTACCAAGGCCTCGAAACAGGTTTCCGATAATGACCTAGAGAAGGGTAAGAACTACAAGTCCTCACCTAAGGTAAAAGGAAAACGTCAAGAGGATTCCGAG